GTAAAACCCTTAGAACTACGTAAATGCCGAAAGGCACGTACCTCTATACTTACTCCAGTTTGGCGTGGTAGCCTGCTGGCAATGAGTATAGTTGAGATTAACCATTTATTATACAACTTAAAAATGAAAAATTCAAATTCAAGTGTGTATAAATTAAATGTTCCTCGTAGCTTAAGGAACGGATCCTGAATGAGGGACAAAGATTTTGATCCCTGATTCAGAATTCTCGTCTGGGCTACGGGTACCAAGGATGACAGAGCTGTACTCCGGATTCTTTTAGAAAGAATACAGAGTATGTATATTACTCAGGGAAAGAGAAGAAACCTTAAACAGGTTTATCTCTACCTTAAAGAGTGCTATACTATCTGCGTATCCGTCATAGTAGGTTCCAGCTACAGCCCCAAATTGGGGGTTGCGGTTGGAAAGGTAAGCGGTTTACCGCTTATTATACCCGGGCGTCTACGGAAGCGTATGACGTCTGAAAGAAAGCTGTATATCGCTGTGATGACCTTGTTAGGTATTCACAGAATCGTTCCTTGATGGCCACCTGTGGACTATACCTCCGTTATTGAAAAATTCAACGGTAAGTATCGTACGCTGGCAGCCGAGACTCTTATTGAGTCTAAAAGGCGACTTTGTGAATTAGCAAATGTGTCAGACATAGTATTTACTCGTTTACAAGCTAAGGCTCTTTTACCAGAGTCTGCTGGGCCTAATAACTCTATTGCATGGAGAGGTTTGGTCGACGATACTTTAGCGGTTATAAGTAACCCTAGGTATTGCGCCTCACTTTGAATGTGATTTGCAGGTACTAGGTCCTTTTATATGCTTTTCTCGTTTTCCATTTGCTGTCTTGTGTCCTTACCTATCAGATTAATTTATTGATCTGAAAGGTTTCAAATAGGTCGTCTGGCTGCGGTTTATAACGCAGCTGGTAAAGCCCGTATTATCGGGATTACGAACTATTGGACTCAAGTAGCGCTCTATCCATTACATAGAGAAATCTTCAAGTTTATTGAAGGGCTCCCTACAGATGGTACCTATAATCAGATGAAGCCAGTGATGGCTTTAAATGAAAATGGATCTAATTATTACTCTTATGATTTAACCGCAGCAACCGATAGGCTGCCTCGGGATATTCAAAGGGATATTTTAGAACTATTTATAGGTAAGTTCTTATCTCGTGTATGAGTTCAATTAATGGACATGCCTTTTGGGAAATCCAAGAAGGGTAGTGTAATACACTACGCTGTTGGACAACCCATGGGGGCATATTCATCTTGAGCTATGTTGGCACTTACTCATCATATGATAGTACAGGCTTCTGGTCCCTCAACAGTAAGAAATTATGCTGTTTTGGGAGACGACGTTATCGTTTCAGATGACGCACCAGATTACCTTACTACAATGACTGGGTTTGGTGTTAACATTTCAATGGCGAAGTCTATAATTTCTTCGGAATTTGTGGAGTTCGCTAAGCGAATCCGTACACTTAAAGGTGAGGACTATTCTATTTTAGGACCCGGACTTATAATGTCCGCTGTCCGAAATAGATATCTATCTGCTGTTGTTCTAGCGGATTCTTTGAGAAAAGATCTTGTTAGTTGAACAGTTGCCCCACAAGTACTCTTGGAGACTCCGGGTCGTGAAATGAAACGGGTGAGAAAGACTAACCATTTAAAAGGTAAGCCTAGCTCACGTTTCGTTGTCACTAACCGAACTCTCCTTGATTTTGGTTGTTGAGTGCTATTTGGTCCGAAAGGACTTATATCTTCAAACCTATCCTTCGCTCTTTCGCAAGAGGGAGGGGTAAGAGTTATTGAAGATCTAAAGCACGAGTCAGTATTCTTCAAAACTCAAATCAAAAGATTCCTTGAATCAAGGATTCTTAAGAAATGAGAAAATGCGAAGAACACCGCATCCAAGATCTTAACTGGAAGATTTTATCTTACCAGCTGAGGTCGTGGAAGAACCATAGATATACTTGTATATCTAACTCAGTGATTTTCACCTATACCTTGACATATTATGTCGAAGTACGGAGAAGTCCTTGAGTCGGTGAATCCTATAGAGGAGAAAGGCTATCATAAAATGTATATAGACGATATTATCTTTGACGCGTTAGACGGTTTTCCAGAAATGCAGATTTCTGCTCTGGAGCCGCTGACACGATCAGAAGCGAATAACATCTTATCTTTCTATGATGGGCTACTTTCTTATGATCACGATGCAATCTTACTTAAACAGCAAGAGGTCGCTCGTCAAGAGTGACTTCTTAAAGTTGAGAAGTTTGATCGTCATAAAAGATTAGTCGCAGAATTAGCTTCTAGCAGAAATGCTAAGGCTAACAGCTCTCTCCATCCTAGTATCCGAGCTCATGGGCACACAGTCCCACTAAACTGTGAAGATGATCTAAATAGTGCTGACTGATAATCAGTAGCATGGGGC